TGGAAATATACCTCAACCTCATTAACCTAACCGAGGCCGAGTGGGAAAAGCTCGAAATCCTGTCTGCTCTAGATTGTTCTCACGAGCATATCGCGACCTATTTCAATATACCGCTGAATATTTTTGAACGCGAAGCTTCAAACAAAGATTCGCAGCTCTGGCAGCGTCTGCATGCCGGAAGAGTCAAGCAGGATTTGGACGAACGCCTCGGCCTGTACGGCCTTGCCCGTAAAGGCGATGTAAGCGCTCATAAGCAGATATTCGAGATTAAGCGCACCAAGGCATTCAAAATCTCAAAACTCGATATCCTTGGAGGTTTCGAGGATGAGGGAACCCTCGAAAGACTGATGGATTATGTACAGTCAGGGACTCTTCATAAAGCAAGTGTCGAAGAACATATCTATGTCGATGCCCTGAAGTTCATCAAGGACATGGATGGCCAGTACGGACAACGGGCCACAATCAAATATATCGTTGATATCCTCAAGGTAAAACACCAGCGGGCCTCAGAAATGTATTCCGAAGCGATCAATCTCTTTTATTCCGACAATAACATTACAAAAAAAGCCCTGCGTAAAAAGTACGCAGCAATGATCGAAGCAGCTGCACTGGTGGTACGGGAAAATGCTCAGTCATCCGTGGACATGAAGATCCATAGCGAAATGATCATGCAGGCCGCGAAGCTTCAGGAGCTTGACAAGGCTGATCCAGTCAAACTGCCGAAAGAAATGTACCAGAAACCTGTCCGTGTCTTTACCCTCGATGCGACAAAAGCTGGTTTGCCTGCAATCAACAGAAACGAGCTTGCAGCCGAAATAGATTCATTGGATCTACCTGAAGCAATCAAATCTGACATTAAACAGGATGCTCTGATCGAACAATTGTCCATTCCGGCAAAACTTGACCGAATAATCGCCAATCACAATGAGTAATTCAAGGAAATGGCGTCCAAAGGTTGCCGAGACCATCAAAAATGCTGAGGTCGCATTTATGAACTGGATTGCTCAGTTCAGTGCCATGATCATGACCAGGTTCTTTTATGCAGTACTGGGCCGTGCCTCTGCCAAAACAACAGAAATCGTCGTAGAAAGATTGATCGAGATGGCACACGATATGCCCGGAGCTCCTGTTGCCTGGGTAGCAGATACCTATGCCAATTTGCAGAAAAACGTGCTTGCATCTGTACTGGAGGGACTGGAACGGAAAGGATATAAACAGGGGATACATTTTGTCCTGGGCATAGAGCCGCCATCCTATACGGATGACGAATGTGCAGACCTGGATGAGGATATCCGCGACCATTTCTGGAAGCCCTATAATAAACTGGCGACCTATAAGCACACCATGATCTGGTATACGGGGCTGAACATCACATTCGGTTCGCTGGATAAACCTGCCAGTCTTGCGGGCCGCTCTTATGTACACGTGCTGGGCGATGAGGTAAAATATTTTCCGGAGCACAAGATCGAAAATATTATCCGCGCGAACCGGGGTTATGCTGCCAAGTATAGCAAATCAGTTTTTTATCGCGGTCAGACTTTTACAACAGATATGCCCAACACGGCCAGGATCGGAGAATATGACTGGATTCTCAAGCAGGGGAAAAAAATGGACAAAGATGGGATCCTGCGAATCTTCAAGACCGCCCTTGTTCTGAACGATGCAATCCAGGAGCGGCTATACTATCAAGAAAAAGGAGACCGGGAGGAAACAATCAAGAAACGCCGGACAGAGCTCCGCTGGCTGGATAGATGGAAACAGACCCGGCTGCATAAACTTGGCCAGCACTTTTTCTTCGTAGCCTCGTCCCTGGTCAACATTGACATCCTGACCCCCGAATGGTTTGTTGATGCGATGACAAGTGACCTGGGTAATCCGGATGTTTCTGTGCTTTCATTAAAACCTCAGCTAGCCTCTGGAGAGCGGTTTTATGCCAATCTTTCCATGGATCATTTTTATGATGATGGTATTGATCCGGTATGGGCCGAACGGTTCGGAATCGCAGATACACCGGACTGCAGGGAACTAAAATATCTCAATAAAAGTAAAGCAATTGACCTGGGCATGGACTTCGGAAACATGATATCCATGTCGATCGCACAGGAAAATCCGAAAGATTACAGGATCCTCAAATTTTTATATTCTATTTCCCCTCAATGGATACCTGATATCGCAAAAGAGTTCCTGGAGTATTTCAAACCGCACAAAGAGAAGGTCATCAACTTGTATTATGACCGTGCCGGGAATAACTACAAAGACGCCGGAGTGGATCTTGCATCCGCAATGAAAAAAGCCCTCGAATACGAAGCAGATGGCAAGACAAAGACGGGATGGCGCGTAAACCTGATGTCATTGGCCCAGGGAAATATAGGGCAATTTGAAGAGTTTGTCTTTATGCAGGAGCTGCTGAGCGGTAGCAATAAGGCCCTGCCCAAAGTAATGATCGACCGTTTTCAGTGTAAGCCTTTGAAATCGTCCCTCGAGGGGGCAAAAACAAAGATCGTAGAGGGCAAAAAGGGATCTATTACAACCAAGGACAAGTCCTCTGAAAAACTCGAGATCGAACGGCTTCCAATGGAAAGTACGAATGCTTCAGACAGTTTTAAATATCTGATGATGCGCCGTGCTTGGCGGAATATTATTCGGACAAAACGAAACAAGACCATCATGAGCTCCACAGTGCGTTAATGCTCTGATGTCCCCGACATCCATGTCGGGGACATATCTGTTTTGTCCTTTACCACCCTCCTGCTTAAAAATACCTTTGACAAACAAATCATTCTCACTATGACCATCTATCAGGCAATTCAGGAAATGCGCGAGCTGACAAAGCAGGGTAAGTCATTTTCATTCTCTTTCGTTTCGTTTGATGAGACCAGGGGCCTGACCAGTGGGATCATTGAAGTAGAAAAAGCCATTTTACGCAAACGTGGCGTAAAAAAGTATAACAGAAATGCGGAGCTGCAGGAAGAGTACCTGAACCTGAATACCAATGAGCCCAGACGTTTCTGGCACTGCAACCTACTCAGCTTCAATGGCCAAAAATTAACCATCATTTAACCCTCCATATGAAAACAAAAAATTCCAAAGCTAGCCGTTCTAATATCCCTGCTACGGCAATCCAGACAAATACTAAAAATACAAATGGTGGTATACGCCCATCCGTTAAGCGGATCGGAAAACACTCCGCTGCCATCCAGACCGGAGGTAAAGTTTATACCGTTTCTACGGCATCTTTCTCCAGTGAGATGTCACAGTTCTTCGACTCATCGAATTGGGAAACCGCTCCGCAGATCTATCAGGGTGTTAAAATCGTTCCGCATGGTATAAATAATAATCTTCCCGAAATCGTGCGCAATATTATGGCCGAGAATAATCTTGCTCCGGGAATATTGGAACGTCAGATCGGACTTTTGTATTCAAATGGCCCTGCACTTTACAGGCTCGTTTATAGAAATGGGGAAATAACCAGGTCATACCTTGAGGATAAGGAGATTGGTAAGTGGCTTAAATCCTGGGACTGGAGACGGTTTTTGGATATGGCATTGGTTGAATACAAACACCTCAAAGGATTCTATACCAAGAACTTTAGAAACCGTGGCGCACGTATACCAGGAGAAAAGGGATTTATTACCAGTCTGCAGGTTGTCCCCGGAACAGATGCACGCCTGGGATGGCCGGAGTACGGATCGCCCAGACTGGAAAATGTCCGGACAATTTATGTGGGAGATTTCCTGAATAATTTTCTGGACAGTGACCTGGTTCCATATCCGGTTTTTCAGCCTAACGATCCGTTCAAGTACGGGGTATCCATGAGCTATCATAATACCTACAGTTTTGCTTACCGCTTTTATTCGGTTCCCAGCTTTTTTGGAACGTTCAAATGGCTCTGGCGATCAAGCGAGATCCCGGATATCATCGAATATCTTGGTAAAAATGGAATCTCGGCATCATTCCATATCCATAGCCCGAATGGTTATTGGGAGGCTAAAAAGGAAAAGCTCCAGGAACGTCACCAGGATAAAGATGATGAGGAAATAGAGGTCCTGCTGCAGGAGATAAAAGACAAGCTTTTCAGCGATATCTCCAGTGCGCTTGCGGGTAATGAAAATGCAGGGAAATTCATCGAGACTGTAGACTTTTACGACGATGAGGGAAATCTATGCCAATGGAAAATCGAAGCTATCGACCAGAAAATCCATGATTTTATTGAAGCGCAGCTCAAGGTCGGTTCCCAGGCCGACAGCGCCTCAACATCCGGTATGGGATTGCACCCTTCTTTAGCAAATATTATTATCCCCGGACAGCTTGGATCCGGATCACAGATGTTATACGCATTGAAATTATTTTGGGCTGCAGATACCGCGATCCCGGAAAGCGTGATCTTTGAACCGATAAACCGTGCAATTGCTGCCAACTGGCCCGAAAAAGATGGGATTTTTATGGGATTCTATCGCCCCGTAGTTCAAAAAGAGGACAATGTTTCATCCCAAGACAGACTAACCAATAATATTTAACATGAAACTACTTGTAAATACTTCTGAAGAAATGCGCGAGCTCTCGGGTACATTCTTCGCCAATATCAAATTTGAACGCGTCAAAACGGATATCCTACTCACTACCGAAAAGGTATCCGCTCTTGTAGGCAAACCTGTTATGGACCGGGCCATCGTTATCCTGGAAAAAGGGTCTGCAATGACCGAAACCGAGAAGGATTTCCTGCAGCATGTACAGCTGCCGATTGCCACTGGAGCAGCTTATGCTTATTATCAGGGCAATAACATCAGTCATGACGAGAACGGCAGAAAAGCCAAGATCGATAAGGCAAACGAATCCCAGGCATGGCAATGGCAGATCGACAAGGACGATGAGGCTGCCCTTAAAAAATACCGTGAGTCATTGGACCGTCTTGTCAGGTACCTGGATGCAACTGCTGATCAGGACTGGATTGATAGCGATAGTAGAAAACGTAGCCGTGAACTGTTCCTGAACAATACCGAAATATTCAACCAATATTTCTACATTGATGATTCAGCAAGCTTTTATTATGTCCTTACCCCTATGATCAGGGAGATCCAGCTGAAAAAAAT